ACTTTTGTCATAGCTAAAAGAAGTTGGCAGAATCAAGTAGATAATCCAGCAACTCAAATTGTAGAAGGCAGACCTAATGAGGGTGATATTATGTATTTTCCTTTGATGAACTCTTTTTTTGAAATACAATTTGTTGAAGACCAAGAGCCATTCTTTCAATTAGGTAACTTACCTGTTTATAAATTAAGAGTAACTAGATGGGAATACAGCTCAGAAAAATTAGATACAGGAGTTGCTGCTATAGATGCTGCTGAAGATGAATATAGTTTAGATACTTTACAACACAAAACATCATTAGAAGATGGATCAGGTTCTATAATTATGGAGCAACCATTAGCGTCAGGTCAACCAGCATTTATTTTATTAGAAACATTTGCTACAACAACTGTACAAGACCAAAGTGATTTTGCTCAAAATGATGATTTAGATACAGAGGCTGGTTTTGATACAGCTAGTGTTGCTGATGATATATTAGACTTTACAGAAAGAAATCCATTTGGAGAGGTTGATTAATGTTTGGAACATATTTTTATAACGAAAGTTTAAGAAGAATGACAATTGCTTTTGGTCAATTGTTTAATAATATTACTGTTCAAAATACAAATACTACTGGTGCAGTTACAGCACGTATCAAAGTGCCATTAGCTTATGCACCAAAAGAAAAGTTTTTGGTTAGATTAGATCAACAAGCAAGTTTAGATAATAGAGAATTTTCAATTACATTACCTCGTTTAGGTTTTGAAATTACAGGATTGGCTTATGATCCTAGTAGAAAATTAACAAGAGTACAAAAATTTAAAAAAGTAAAAGATGGAAATACTTTACATTATAACTATACGCCTGTACCATATAATATAAGTTATAGTTTATATTGTTTTACAGCAACAGCTGAAAATGGATTACAAATAATAGAACAAATATTACCTTTCTTTCAACCTGATTATACTGTTACTGTAAATGTAATACCTGATATGGGTATAAAAAGAGATATACCTGTTGTTTTAAATGCTGTGAATTACGAAGATAGCTATGATGGAGGTTTTACAACAAGAAGAGCTGTTATTTACACACTAGGTTTTACAGCAAAAACATATTTATTTGGTCCAATGAATAATCAAAGTGTAGTTAAAAAAGTACAATCAGATTTGGGTGCTAGTACAACAGCACCTTTAGTAAGAGATGAAAGAGTTGTAATTACACCTAAACCTACTACTGCAGATGCAGATGATGATTTTGGATTTACAACAACTATATCAAGTTTCCAAGATGGTAAGAGATTTAATCCAACGGATGGAACTGATACATAAATAATTATATAATTGAAGGAACATTATGAGAATTTTGGGTATATCACCATTCCACGACAGCAGTATTGCTATAATCAAAGACGGACAAATAGAGTTTTTTTCTAAAGAAGAAAGACTAACAAGAAAGAAAAGAGATTATCCACCTAAGGATTCTTTAGATTTAGTTTTAAAAGATGATAGAAAATTTGATGAGATAGTAATTAGCTCTCCTAGTTTTGATGATCCTTTAAATGATAATCTTATAAAATATATTAATCAATATAAAGATAATAAAATTATTCGTATGTGCAGTGAACATCATCTCACACACGCTAGTTTAGCTTTTTACAATAGTGGTTTTGATAAATGTTTGGTTATTGTTATTGATAGATATGGTTCCAGAATAGAAAATGTAAGAGAAAGTGAAAGTATATTTGTTGCACAATATCCAGATAATTTTAATCCTATATTTAAAAACTTTTCATTTATCAATAAAAATAATACAGATAAGTCTGTTTTAGACAAGTTACAAAAAAAATTACCAGGCGCAGTATTAACAGCCGACAATGAAATGAATATTACAAAAGTTTATGAGTCAGCCACAACTCTAATAGGTGAGCATGGATTAGAAAATGGAAAAACTATGGGACTTGCAGGATGGGGAAAAGACAAAGAGTTTAAAAATTTATTTGAAAATAGTATACCTAATGAAGATTTATTTGATTATAAAGATGATGATATAAGACAAGTTTATTTTAAAGAATATGAAAATGAAGAAGTTAGTATTGTTCCTCAAAGTAATTATTCTCTGTATGCTGATTATGCTTATCAGGTACAAAAACAAACTCAACAAAGAGTATTAGATTTAGTTAAAAATGCTGTAGAACAAACTGGTATAAACAAAGTATGTATTACAGGTGGTTATGGATTGAATGTTGTAACAAATAGTCATTTAGTAAAAAATTTATCTAATGTCAAGTTTTATTTTGAACCTTTAGCAGATGATAGTGGTAATAGTTTGGGTGCAGCAATGTTTGTTTATAGAAATAAAACAAAAGATAAAAAGAAATTTCCACTAGGAACAACAGCATTTCAAGGTCATAAAGTCAATCATAATATAGATGGAAAAAAATGTAGACCAATTGATATTGCTAGATTATTGGATAATCAAAAAATTGTTGCTGTAATATCGGGGCAAGCAGAAGGTGGACCGAGAGCTTTAGGTAATCGTTCTATATTGTTTGATCCTCGTAATCCTAACGGAAAAGAAATTGTAAATAAAGTCAAACAAAGAGAATGGTATAGACCATTTGGTTGTTCTATATTACAAGAATATTGTACTGATTATTTTGAAATGCATGGTTTAAAATCATCACCTTATATGACTTTATCTTTTGATATAAAAAATACAAAAAAATTTCCAGCAATAACTCATACTGATGGTACGAGTAGAATACAAACTGTTAATAAATCCATACCACATATGTTTGAATTGTTAACTGCATTTGATAAATTAACAAATTTACCTATGTTATTAAATACAAGCTTTAACACATCAAGCGAAGCAATGGTAGAAACTTTTGACGATGCATATAGAACTTTTTTAAATACAGATATAGATGCTTTATGGGTACCAGAAAAGGAATTAGTAATTACTAAATAATAATATGTCAAAATTAGAAGATAGAGTCAGCGAAATATTAGGTATTGAAAAAAAAGAACCTAAAAAAGAAGTGGTTAAACAAGAATTCAAACCAGCAGTTCCTCGTAGAGAAGACGATAAAAAAGCTGATGTAGAAAACGATTACAAGTATAGTAGAGAAAACTATTACAATTTAATTGAAAGAGGACAAGAAGCTATTGAAGGTATATTAGATATTGCTAAAGAAGGTCAACATCCTAGAGCTTATGAAGTTGCTGGTCAACTAATAGGTCAAGTAGGACAGACTGTAGACAAATTACAAGATTTACAAAAAAAACTAAAAGACTTAAAAGAATTACCTAAACATGCTAGTCCACAAATTAAAAATGCATTGTTTGTAGGATCAACTGCTGAATTACAAAAGATGTTAAATAGAAAAAAAGAAGATGAAAATATTGAAGGCAAAAACATCACACCCAAAGGCGAAGATAATACCGATAAGTGATTTAATTTATATTAAATCTATGTCGCCTCTTCCAGAGTTAATAGAAGGTGAAGAACTGATTAATCCTATAGAAGTACAAGAACACATTATATCAGAAGCACCACGATATGGCGCTATGGGTATACCATATATTGAAAAACAATATAGTGTATGGAGAGGAAGTCAAAGAGTAAACGCAGCTATTGAATTAGGTTATACTCATATAGAAGGAGTTATTATAAATGACAGAACATAATTTTCCTTTTGAAAGTTTTATTGGTGGTTGGTATATAGATGAAAGTATCTGTGATGATATAATAAATTTTTATGATGAAAATAAAAATGATGCTAATGAAATCAATACCAGATTTAATAATCAAAAAGAAATAGCATTGACTTTTGAGATGATGGATAAAAAATTTGGAAACTATACAAAAGCTTTACAAAATGTTTTAGAAAATTATATGGAAAAGTACAAACCTCATTTATATAATTTAAATAGATTTTATATCAAAGAAAATACGAAAATACAAAGATATAGAAAAAATGAAGGTTATCACGGTTGGCATTGTGAAAATATGGGATTTAAAAAAGATTTTGGAAGACATTTAGTTTTTATGACTTATTTAAATGATGTAGAAGATGGTGGAACTTTATTTGACTATCAAAGAATAACTGTACCAGCTAAAAAAGGTTTAACTTTAATTTGGCCAGCTCAATGGACACACATACATAAAGGACAAGTTAGTAGAACAAAAGAAAAAACAATAATAACAGGTTGGTATTATTTCAACAATGATAATTAAAAAAAATTATGAGTAGTAATGACGTATATCTAGGTAACCCTAATTTAAAAAAGGCAAATGTACCTGTAGAATTTACACAGGAACAAATTATAGAATTTGATAAATGTTCTAAAGACCCTTTATATTTTATTTCAAATTATGTAAAAATTGTATCTTTAGATGAAGGACTTATACCTTTTTCAATGTATAAATTCCAAGAAAAAATGATTGATAATATGCACGAAAATCGTTTTTCTATTTACAAACTACCTAGACAATCTGGTAAGTCAACAACAATTGTATCTTACTTATTACATTATGCATTATTTAATCCAAACTCAAACATAGCTATACTAGCAAACAAATCTTCTACTGCTAGAGATATATTAGGCAGATTACAACTTGCATATGAAAATATACCAAAGTTTTTACAACAAGGCGTGTTGAATTGGAACAAAGGTAATATAGAATTAGAAAACGGAAGTAAAATTGTAGCAGCAGCAACATCATCAAGTGCTATTAGGGGTGGTTCGTTTAATATAATATTTTTAGATGAGTTTGCTTTCGTACCAGCACAAATAGCAGAACAGTTCTTTAACTCTGTATATCCTACCATATCATCTGGTCAAAAAACAAAAATGATTATTGTATCTACACCTCACGGTATGAATATGTATTATAAACTATGGACTGATGCTGAAAATGGAAACAATGATTACAAACCATTAGAAGTACATTGGTCAGAAGTACCTGGTAGAGATGAAAAATGGAAAGAGATGACAATTCGTAATACATCTGAAGAACAGTTTTCACAGGAGTTTGAGTGTGAATTTTTGGGTAGTATTGATACGTTAATTAATCCAGCAAAAATTAAAGTTATGCCTTATATGGCGCCTTTACAATCACAAAAAGGTTTAGATGTATTTGAAAAACCTGATCCTAAAAAAATATATGCGTGTACGGTTGACGTTGCACGAGGATTAAATAAAGACTATTCTGCATTCTTAATATTTGATGTAACACAAATGCCTTTTAAAGTTGTTGCTAAATATAGAAACAATGATATAAAACCTTTATTATTTCCTAGTATAATAGAGAAGACTTGTAAAGCGTATAATAAAGCTCACGTTCTTGTTGAAGTCAATGACATTGGCGCACAAATATCTGACGCTTTACATTTTGATTTGGAATATGAAAACGTATTAATGACAACACAAAAGGGTAGAGCTGGTCAAGTGTTAGGTCAAGGATTTAGTGCAAGAGGAAGTCAATTAGGTGTTAGAATGACAAAACAAGTAAAAAAAGTAGGTTGTTCTAATTTAAAAACAATAGTGGAAACAGATAAGTTAGTTATAAATGACTTTAATATTATAGAAGAAATGTCAACTTTTTCTAGGCGTCATAATTCTTGGATGGCAGAAGAAGGCTGTAATGACGATTTAATGACTTGTTTAGTGGTGTTTGGATGGTTATCAAATCAAGTATATTTCAAAGAATTAACTAACGCTGATGTACGTTCTAAACTATATGAAGAACAAGCTAATATAATAGAACAGGATATGGCACCTTTTGGTTTCTTGGATGATGGTGTAAATGAACACGAAGAAGAAACTGTTGATGAGTACGGCGATGTATGGCGTCCTGTGACCAGAAAAGGTGAACATTTTTGATATTATAAATAATGTTAAGGTAATAACGAATTGGATATGGGCGTATGAATAATACGAATTTTTGGATTAAATGATAATAAAATTAGCTAATTATAAAAATAAGGAGAAAACCTAATGGCATTTCAAGTATCACCAGGTGTTCTCGTACAGGAAAAAGACCTTACAAGAATTATACCTGCAGTATCTACTTCAACAGGTGCATTTGCAGGAGAGTTTAGAAAAGGTCCTTTAGATGAAGTCATAACGATTTCAAGTGAACAAGAGCTTGTAAATACTTTTGGTAAACCTGATTCTTCAAACTTTGAAGATTTTTTCAGTGCTGCCAACTTTTTACAATACTCTAACGCATTAAGAGTAGTACGAGTATCTAACACAGGATTGTCTAACGCTACTGTTTCAGGTAGTAGTTTTACAATTAAAAATACAACGGATTACCAA